TATGAAATAATTGAACGACAAGGAATAAGTATAAGTGAACTATCAAGAAAAACAGACATATCATATTACAGCTTATACAATACATACACAAAAGTAAAATCAAAACTAAAAGACCTTATATGATACATTCGTTTTTAAGCAGATTAGGAATTGAAGTTTGGAAAGACATACCTAATTTTAAAAATTACCAAGTTAGTAATTTGGGTAATGTAAGAAGTTTTAAATACAACAAAATTAAATTATTAAAACCTACCTGTAGGAAAAATAAAAGTAAAGTTTTAACTGTATATAAAAGTAGTATCACTAAAAAAAAAAGGAAGCATATAGATAAAAATAAAATTTATAAAACTCGTTCTATTTCAGTTTGGTCTGCAATTGCTTTTTTAAATTTTAAACCTTTAGGTAAATTAAAAGTTGTAGACCATATAGATAATAACTCACACAACGATAAATTATATAACTTACAAATAATAAGCCATAGAAAAAATGTAAGTAAAGATAGAAAACCTATATCAGGATATACAGGGGTTACAAGAAATAATAGAAATCAATGGAAATCACAAATATTTATAAACGGAAATCGTAAATATTTAGGCTCTTTCAAAACCAAAGAAGAAGCAGCAAAAGCATATCAAGAAGAATTAAAAAAATTATGAAACTAGGAGACAAATTAGAATATATAATAAAAATCGTAACTTTTGGTCAAGGTAAGGCCATAGCTATTTGGATAGCGAACAAGCTAGGCTACGAGGATTGTGGATGTGATAATAGAAAAGAATACTTAAACAACATAACTAGAAATGGCAGACAAGAAATGGATTAAACTAAATAAGAAAGAGTACGACTCTTGGACAGAATTTAAGTCTGTAAAAAGTAGTAGTATCAATAAAGAGGAACAAGAGCTTATAGCATCTTTACACAGTAAGTATCATCTACACTCATACTATATACCTTGCTCTTGTACCCCTCGACATTGGAATCAATGGATTAACGATATTAATACTATCTACGAGAATGGGTTTAGAGACTATAAATAAGTTTGAAAGAACTGTAGTAAGTTTTCTTAATGAGTTTGAGGATTGGGACTTGAAATGGAGTAAGGGAAAGTACGAACACTATGATGCAATAGGCAAAACACCAAAAGGCCACAAGTGCGTAATGGAGATGAAGTTTAGGAACAAATACTACAAAGACAAACTATTAGAAAAATATAAGTACGATAAGCTGATGGGAATGGATAGTGAGATCGTCAAGCTATATTTTGTATCTGACCCTAAAGGTACATATCTATATTGGATTAACTATCTAGAGATGCCACCAATAAAAGAATTATACTGTCCTGATACTACACTTTGGACAAAAAAGAAGCTACTTAAAAAGGTCTATCTACTCACAGAAGATATGGCTAGTATTGTACATAAGGTATAGTTATTGCATATTGTTAATTATTTTCACTATATTGCAAGTATGATAAAAGTAAATAATTTAAAAGTAAATGACTTTTTCCAATGCTATCACAACGATAGAATCCATAAAGGTAAGGTTGTAATGAAGCGCAAAGGCTATACATTTTGTGAACTAACTGACCCTTTTAATTGGAGATTTGGAAAGACATTAGTGAAATTAAAAGATTAGGTTTGTGCGCATGGCGCACTAAACCAATAACTATAAAAATAAAACAATGGCAAAAAACAATCACAATCCAATAGAAAATCAAGTAATGGACTATTGTAGAAAAAAAATCCAAAAAGAACAAGAAGTCTTAAACTATGTAGAAAAACATAAATCAATATTGACAGAACTTGGATATGAAATCAAAAAAAAATAATTATCTAGCATATCTGAATGACAACTATTTTTATGAAATAGGATATACAAGAAAAGAAAGTAATATAAAATATATAGAAATGAAAGAACAAAGACAATATCGAAGTAATCAAGGTAGAGACCCAAAGAAAAACGAGGTAACATATCAGACCTTAAAGTTTGCACTTATAATATTCTTTATGTGTTTATGTTTCTTTTTGATGTTACAACAATGGACGTAAAAGCAAAGCAAAAGTTTGAAGCACACTTTAATTATTTAGGTGAGGCTATGACATCTGCATTTGAAAAAGCAAATGATACAAGAAAAAAAGAGATAGGCAACTATATTAAATGTCTAAATGAGATATATGAATACACAAACAAATTAGAAACAAAACTAATAAAACAAGATTATGAAAACGATACAACTTTTAGACGGAAACGAGTACAACAAGCAAGACTTGTTAAAAAAAATGGTAGATGATGATTTCTATTATGGAGAGTTATCACAGCTAGTCCTAAGTAGTTCATCTTTAAAATTACTGTTATCAAGTCCAAAAACATATAAGTATGTAACAAAGTATGGTAGTAAAGAAACACAACCTTTAAGAGATGGTAGGCTTATACATATGTCAATACTTGAGCCTGATAAATTCCAAGAACAGCTCTTTGTAAATGTATCTAGTAAAAACTCAAAGGCATATAGGGAAGCCAAAGAAAAATACGGTTTAGTATATACAAGATCAGAAAGAGAAAATGCAGAAAGAATAGCTGATGCTTTTCTAAAGAATGAACAAGCTCTGAAATATATAACAGACTGTGAGTTTGAAGTATCTGCAATAGATACGATACACGGATATCCATTTAGAGGTAAAGCAGATGTACTAAGTAAAAAAGGTATCATAGACATAAAGACAACAACAGACATAAAGGGTTTTCCATACTCAGCAAAGAAATATTCTTATGATGTACAATGTTATTTATATTGTCATCTATACAACAGGTCTTATGAAGATTTCACATTCCTGGTTATAGACAAAGGTAGTTTAGATATAGGTATTTGGGAATGTAGTGAGGAGTTTTACTTAGAGGGTAAAAGAAAAACATTAGAGGCGATAGATGTATTTGAAAAGTTTTTTATACAAGGCCACGATTTAGATAATTATATATTACAAGGAATATTATGACAAAAGCAATTAAGATAGCAAACAGAATAAAGAAGATAACAAAGCTAGATGTATTTGAAAACACAAGAAAGATAGAAGTAGTTGAGGTACGATCTTTACTAGCTTGGGTACTATACAAATATGAAAAGATGAAACTGCAACAAATAGCAGAGTTCTTTGAATCACAAGGAAAGACATCAAGTCATTCATCTGTACTACACGCAGTAAATACTTTTGAAACAAATGTACAATACAATACAAAGATAGGTAAGTGGCTTACACAGCTAACAAAAACAAACAAAGGTGTAAACAACAAATCTAAAAGAGAGTTTGTAAGATTAAAGGCTAATCATCTTAACAACGAAAACATAGATAAAATAGTAAAGATTATAGATGAGATAGAACAAAAAGAATTAGAGGTATGAATGTACTAGAATTATTTGCGGGTAGCAGAAGTATTGGTAAGGCAGCAGAAAGTCTTGGATATAATGTTTATAGTTCTGACATCAATCCTTTTGATAATATAGATTACTCAATAGATATTCTAAAATTTAATATAAACAAAATACCTTTCAGGCCTGATATTATATGGGCATCTCCTCCTTGTACTTATTTTAGTGTTGCAAGTATTGGTAAGCATTGGAACAAAGACCACACACCTAAAACAGAACAAGCAGTGTTTGGGGTTAAGCTCATAAAAAAAACAATAAGCATTATAAAACAATTAAATCCTAGATACTGGTATATTGAAAATCCAAGAGGCAAACTAAGAAAATTAGACTTTATGAAAGGTTTACAAAGAACTACAGTGTGGTATTGTAAGTATGGAGATACAAGAGCAAAACCTACTGATATTTGGACTAACAATTTAAGATCGGTATTCAATCCAAATGGATGGCAACCAAGACCAGAGTGTTTTAACGGAAACAAAAACTGCCATCATCAACCAGCACCAAGAGGTAGCCAAACAGGAACTCAAGGATTAAAAGGCAATTATCAAAGAAGTGTAGTGCCGCAAGAATTATGTTTAGAAATTTTAAAACAATCTTTGTGAACAAAAATTAATTAAATTTTTCGATATATAGATATACAAAAGATTAATTAATTAAATTATATTAATTCTATGGATGGCAGAAAAAACAATGGAGGACACTCAACAAAAGGTAGAGCTGGTAGAAAACCAAAGACAGAAGAGATACAACTTATAGAAAAACTAAAACCATTAGAGCCTTTGGCTTTTATAGCACTAAAGGAGGGATTAGAAAAAAAAGACTATAAGTATGTACAGCTTTATTATAATTATTATGTCGGTAGGCCTAAAGAAACTAAAGACATTCATATCAACGATGACCAACCAATATTCATTGACTAATGTTTACTAAGACTACAGCTCTTACAAAACTTAGATCATTAAATCAAAGAACAAGAATAATTAGAGGAGGTAGCTCTGCTGGTAAAACTATTGCAGTTCTTTTAATACTTATAGACTATGCTTGTAGAAATCCACACAAAGAAATAAGTGTAGTAGCAGAATCAATACCTCATTTAAGAAGAGGTGCTTTAAAAGACTTTCTAAACATAATGAAGGCCTTGAATAGGTACGATGAGAGAAAGTTCAATAGAAGTATCTTAAAATACGAATTCAGCACTTATAGCTATATAGAGTTCTTTAGTACAGACCAACCTGACAAACTAAGAGGTGCAAGGAGAACAGACTTATTTATTAATGAGTGTAACAACATCAGCTTTGAAGCATACCAACAACTAGCAGTAAGAACATCAGGTAATATATGGCTTGACTATAATCCTACTAATTTGTTTTGGGTAGATAAAGAATTGATAGGCCAAGAAGATACAGACTTCTTAACACTAACATACAAAGACAATAACAGCTTACCTGAATCTATAGTAAAAGAAATAGAGAAAGCTAAAGTAAAAGCTAAGACATCTACATATTGGGCTAATTGGTGGAAAGTATATGGACTTGGAGAGATAGGTAGTTTAGAGGGTGCTTGTATTCCTGATTGGAAGTCTATTGATAAGATACCTGATGATGCTAGGCTTTTATGTGCAGGTCTTGACTTTGGTTATTCTGTTGATCCTACAACCTACATAAGATTATACAAATGGAACAATGCTTATATATTTGATGAGCTTCTTTATAGAAAGGGTATGCTTAATAGAGACATAAGTAATTTCTTAACAGACAATAGGGTTTTAGAACATATATACGCAGATAGTGCAGAGCCTAAGTCAATACAAGAGCTGAGAAACTATGGCCATAGAATATTCCCTGTAACAAAAGGTAGAGATTCAGTTATATATGGAATCAACCTTATAAATCAAAATGATATATATGTAACATCTAGGTCTAAGAATCTTATAAAAGAATTACAAGGATATGTATGGGACAAAGACAAAGAGGGAAACAACATACAGAAACCTACAGGTGCGCATCCTGACTGTATTGATGCTGCTAGATACTCTTTAATGATGCAACTACAAAACCCAAACAAGGGTAAATATGCAATAAGATAACAGAGGTAGATAAAATATTTATTAAAAAATGTTAATTATTCCAAAATAAAGTTGTAGATTTGAGTATAATTAAAAACAAAACAATATGAAAACAATAGATAAATTAAATAAAACAAAGTTTAACCATCTATGGAAAACAGATAAAATAGATAAAAAAAAGGTTGCTCAAAAATGGTTTACAGAATACGGAATTAAGTCAACAATATCACCTAACAAAAAATCTTTATTTGTTTGGGTAAATGACCAACTTATACACATTAGTAATGACGAAATAAACTACAGGGCCGACTTATATCGTAGAGAATTTATAAACGAAGAAACATTTTAAAAACAAAACAATGAAAGAATACAAAAAACTTAATACAAAATTACAAAATGGTACAATTACTAAGTCTGAAAAGAAAAGACTTTTTATGTTAGCATTTGGAGAACAATTTATAAATGACAAAAATCCAAACAAAAAATGGAGAGCATAAAGTTTTTTATCAAAGCATTACTACTCTCCTTTTTCTTTTGGTTAGGAGTATGGGTACAGTTAATGTATTTATAGTACACACTCGGTATATTAGTTGTTATAATATGTTTGGTTAATTTTTCGTGGTAACCGAGTGATAGGAGGTCTCAAAAGGGCCTCCTTTTTTTTTGTCAAAAATCCACTTTAGATTTCGATATATATATATGAGAGTTAAAATAAGTGTACCTAATGATTTGTCAGAAATCAAACTAAGTCAATATCAGAAGTTTTTAAAAGCACAAGAAGAGAATAAAGATGAGAACTTTTTAGCAACTAAGATGATAGAGATATTTTGTGGCATAGAACTTAAAGAGGCTTATAAGATGAAAGCTAAAGATGTTCATAGAATCACAGGAATACTTGCAGATATGTTTGAACAGAAACCTGTACTTATAAATAGATTCAAATTAAATGGTGTAGAGTATGGTTTTATACCAAACTTAGATGATATGACTTTAGGTGAATATGTTGATCTTGATACTTATATATCTAAGTGGGAAGAGATGGAAAAGGCTATGGCAGTATTATATAGGCCTATAAAAAATACATATATGGGCAAATATCAAATAGAAGATTATACAGCTCAAGGTCAAGAGGTATATAAAGATATGCCTATGAGTATAGTGTTTGGTGCAATGTTTTTTTTTTATCGTTTAGGAATAGACTTGTCGAAGATTATGACAGTTTATTTGGAACAGAACAAGGACATTCACTCACAGCTTTCTCCCAATTTCAACAAAAATGGGGAGGATGGTATCAATCAATTTATGCACTCTCTCAAGGGGATATTAGAAGATTTGAAAATATCACTGAATTAAATGTACATAAATGTTTAACTATGCTAACCTTTATGAAAGAAAAAAGCGACATAGAATCGAAACAAATAAAAAGTAAAATGAGATGAGTAATCAAGGTATAAGAGGTTTTTACCAAGTAACAGAAACAATCAAAGCTAATCTACTTAGTGATAGTGATGTGAACTCTGTAACAACAGGTGATATAACACAAATAGATTTAAACAAACAAACAATATTTCCTTTAGCACACATTATAGTAAATAGTGTAACAGCTCAAGAACAAACATTATCCTTTAACATAACAATTATGGCAATGGATATTGTAAACGAATATAAAGATGCAGAGACAGATATATTTGTAGGTAATGATAATGAACAAGATATATTAAATACTCAACTAGCAGTATTAAACAGAATTATACTCTTGCTGAGAGGAGGGTCATTATATACAACAAAATATCAATTAGATGGAGACCCTACTTGTGAGCCTTTTTATGAAAGGTTTGAAAACAGATTAGCTGGATGGGCAGCAACAATGGATATATTAATTGAAAACGATATAAGTAGTTGCTAATGGAGTTACAAGATACAAGAGATATATTAAATGGTTTTGCAAAGTATGTGATACAGCAATCAAGAAGCAACTTAACAAAGAAAAAGAAAAATGTTTCTAAGGCTTTATATAATTCTTTAGACTACAAGATACTATCAGACAATTCAGGTTTTATATTACAATTCCTAATGGATGAATATGGAGCTTATCAAGATCAGGGTGTTTCAGGTACAAAGAAAAAATATAACACACCTTTTAAATATACAAACAAAAGGCCACCTGCAAAGGCATTTGACAAATGGACTGTGAGAAAAGGAATAGCTCCAAGACAAAATGGAGGTAGGTTTGCAAATAGAAAAGGATTAAACTTTGCAATAGCTAAAACAATATTTGAACAAGGTATAAGGCCTAGTTTATTTTTCACAAAACCTTTTGAAAAACGATTTAAAACTTTACCAAATGAACTAATAGCAGCATTTGTAAATGATGCAGAAAAAACAATAGAAGATGGCAATATTTAAAGTAAACATAAACTCACCAGTATATATAAAAGTAGCAAACACAAACCTAGCTGACTGTAATCTTAATATATCAATATTTAGTGGCACATACCAAGCAAGTCCTGATATAACTTATCAGCTTAGAAAGAATGAAGTATCTAATAATAACTTTGTGATATTTGAGATAGGTGAGCTTATAAAAGATTATATTAACTACAGCTTTAGTGGAACATTCGGAAACAATGGCCTTAATGTTTGGGTCAAGACAGTAGCAACACCTAGAAACTCATCAGGTACAGCACTTGATGCAATTACAACTAATATGTTGGCCTTTGATGGTGTAGGCTATTTTGAAGATGGGTTTACTACAGAAACACAAACTAATAGTGCGACCACACTATCTCTTAGTGCTTTTAAAGGTAGTACAACTAAACTGATGTCTAATGATACTATATTTAGAGAAAGTCAAGAGATATTAAAGATTCCTGTATTAGCCAACCTTAGTGTAAATTCAGGATCAGATACTTTGACTGGTGCAACTACTGTAAATTTTAAAAATGGTAGTACAACAGTATCTAGTGTAACAGTAGGCACAGGCATAGATACTACAAACACAGCAATAGAATATGCAACAAGTACAACAGCTACATTAACAAGTGTAGATATAGTAACAGGTGGAAGTACAGAAACAATAAAAGTAGAAGAACAACATTGTGAGAAGTTTACAAATTTACCTGTAACATTTGTTAATAGGTTTGGGGCTTTACAAAGAGTAAACTTTTTCTTAAAGTCAGTAGAAAGTATAGACATAGAAAGAGAAGAGTATAAGGCCAACACACTTACAACAGGTGCAACATATTCTGTAAACAATCATCAGTATAAGACAAGGAACATAATGGGAAGAGAAAAGATTGTAGTAAACACTGGATATGTAAATGATAGTTATAATCAGGTGATAGAAGAATTACTTATGTCTCCAAGATGTTGGATATTTAAAGACAATCAACAATTACCTATTATACCACAAAATAAACAAGTTACTTTCAAAACTAGCTTGAATGATAGATTGTCAAATTATACACTTGAATTTAAATTTGCATACGATAAACTAAACACTATAAGATAATGAATCAAGTAGGCCTTGCAATACCGAGTATTCTTTTAGATAGTCCTGACCCAAATCCAGATATTTGGAATTTGACAGAAACTCTTTGGGAGAATACATTTAGGAAATGGAATGAGATAAATCTTATAACTGATATAAACTTTCAGCATTTAGATTTATTTGAAGATGAGCAAATCACGCTTACACAGACGATACAAGACATAAGAGATATAGAAAAAATATTTACAGACTTTACAAGGACATTTAATTTACCGGCAACAAGCGTAAACAATAAACTATTCAAACATTATTATAGAAGAGACTTAATATCAGATGCAATACCTAATGGTATATTTGATGCTAACTCAAAACTAGATGCAATACTTGAATTAAACTATAAGCCTTTCAAGGCAGGGTATATTGTTATGAATGGTGTCAAACTTAAAAACAATGTACCTGAAAGTTATAACATTACTTTTTATGGCCAGACTATACAACTCAAAGATCGTGTAAAAGATAGAAAACTAAGTAGTTTAGATTTTTCACAATTTAATCACGACTATAATGTAACAAGAGTAAAACAAGGATTACAAAGTTTTGTGTCTGTATTGAATGACCAATCAGTATCAGTACCACATATTATATATCCTTTAATATCACACACACAAAGATTTATATATGATAGTGGTGCAGGTGGAGTTTTAACAAGTCAAGCTAGAAGTGATACAACAAGAAACTTATATTATAGTGGAAGCCAAGCTGATAGTGGGGGCTCAGGAGTGAATCAAAGATTAGGTACAACTAAAGGCTTTCAGTTTACAGACCTAAAACCTGCATTAAGAATTATAGATATTATTAAAGTAATAGAACAAGATGCAGAAATAGATGTAAACTTTACTGATGACTTTTTTAAAACAACAGGATTCTTTTCTAATATATATATGTGGCTACATAGAAACAAAGGAGAGATAGGAGTAACACCTACAAATGAAACAAATACTAATTTAATAGTAGTAGATAAGATACAAAGTTTTACAGGTGATGTTACACAATTCTTTGACAATAGTACAACACAAAACCCTCCTGATAGTTTTACAGGATTTGCACCTGTATTTGATGGGGGTATATTTAGATTTCAAACAGGTATATTAAATAATGGCCAAGACATCGAAAAGATGAAAGTCAAATGGACTGTAACACCATCTGTTAATACAAAACAATTTACAGTTAGATTAAGGAAAGCAGGTACAAATGAAGTTATATCTGAATTAGATCACACATCAGGTACTACAAATACAATATTAGAGTTTGAGTTTGTAACAGATTTATTTAATACAGTAGATGGACATAATGTAGAGTTTGTTATAGAGACAACAGAAACAAGTTTAAATATGACTTATGAAATGTCTTTTACTAAAACACTTACAAGATTAGGTGTGTTTGAAAATGCAAGAACTGTAGCTGCTGGTACAATAAGTCCAAGCTCAGTAGTAGATACAATTTATATTGCAGACCAGATACCTGATATGAAAATATTAAATTTCTTAACAGGCCTTTTTAAAACATTTAACCTTACAGCTTTTGTAGATGATGATGTATCAAGTAGTACATTTAGTCAAATAAAAGTACAAACGCTAGATAGCTTTTATGCAGGTGGTGCAACTAGAGATATAACTGAGTTTGTAAATACAGAAGAGGGAGAATCAAACTTTAGCGTACCTTTTAATGATATTAGTTTTAGTTTTGAAGAGCCTAAATCATTTAGTGCATTTTATTACAATAAATTAAACACAAGAGAATATGGGTCTGTAAAA